AATAAGAAAGTAAACCTGGAAACAGGTGCGTTGTCGTAATGATTAGAAAGATATCTATAGGGGCTGATTATAAATCTAGTGCCATGCATTATGTTGTGGGACAGGATGTGCTGGGTGGTAGTCATAAAATACATCACATAAGACAAGAATCAGATAATAGTATTAGGATATGGATTCTAAAAGGAGATGAGGTTTATCTCTGGAAAGAATTTAATCCTAATATGCCTATATCTATTGAGTATAACATAAACTTTTAAATAATGGAAGAAACAGAGTTAAAGCAGAGAATAAAAAAGTTAGAAGAACTTTTAACGGGTGATATGATGCAGGATATGGATATTAAAGATGAGATTCATAATATTGAAATGAAATTAAACGGCACTAAACCTACAGACTCGCACTTTGACTGCATTGGCTGTGGTTCATGAGGTCTACCTTTCAATTCTTAGTAAAACCTGTAGATGGTAAGAGATATAGTCACACTAAAAAAATAGGTGACAAAGATTTTATTGTTAGCTCATCACAGGAGGACCATAAGGCAACCAATAGGTTTGCTGAGGTATTATCTATTCCTATAACTTATAATGGAGAAATTAAGGTAGGAGACACACTACTGGTACACCACAATGTATTTAGGAAGTATTACGATATGAAAGGTAGGGAAAAGAGTGGACCTTCTTTTTTCATGAATGACTTATTTTTAATTGATTTTGACCAATTCTTTTTATATAAATCAAATATTAATTGTGCAAGATGTAATAACACTTGGAAGGCTCCATCTCCTTATTGTTTTGTAACACCTGTAGATAAGAAAGAATCTGTTCTAAAAACAAAAGATATCGAACAAGAGCTGATAGGAAACATTAGGTACGCTAACAAGGAAATGTTATCTATGGGATTAAAAGAGGGTGATTTAATATCATTTCAACCAGAGAGTGAGTATGAGTTTAATGTGGATGGGGAAAAAATGTATAGGATGTTTACAAAAAATATTTGTATATTACTATAATGGACATTAAAAAAATCAAGGAGGATATAATAAAAGCTGGAGAATTAGCTGTTAAGCAGTTAGTAAAGGTTGCTAAGGAGGATATTATAAAACCTGAACCTGATGACGAGCTTGCTGCTGATAGACTAAAGAACGCAGCCGCTACAAAAAAGTTGGCTATTTTTGATGCATTTGAAATATTAAACAGAATAGAGGCTGAAAGAGCTATGCTTGAAGAATCAAGCTCTAGTACCAAAAAAACATCTAGTGGTGGATTCGCAGAACGAAGGTCAAGATAATCTTGATTTACATAAGGTTATAAAGTTAGATGTAACCACATCTACTATTACTACTAAAAATAAGGCTAAATCCTGGAAGTACGGATACAATCAAAAGTATGACGTTGTAATTATTTCAAAGGATGGTACTTTAGGTGAGGTATATGAAATAAATGGTATTAAAATAGGACTACCTAAAACACCAACCGATTTAAAAAAAGGTAATAATAAGTGGGTAGCTCAAGATTACCCAAAAGAACTTAGTAAGATACGAACAATTTTTGATTGGAACAAGCGTGACAACCTTTTTAAGGATAAATGGGTAGACTACATTGAGTCAGAATTTGACAGGAGAGAGGATGGTTATTGGTTTATAAATAATGGAAAACCTACCTACCTTACAGGTTCTCACTACATGTATCTTCAGTGGACTAAGATAGATATTGGTAAGCCTGATTTTAGAGAATCGAATAGATTATTCTATATATTCTGGGAGGCGTGTAAGGCTGATGATAGGAGTTTTGGGATGTGCTATCTTAAAAATAGACGTTCAGGATTTTCTTTTATGGGGTCTGAAGAGTGTGCTAATATAGGAACAATATCAAAAGATTCAAGAATAGGTATATTATCTAAAAGTGGTAGTGATGCTAAAAAAATGTTTACCGACAAGGTTGTACCTATAACCCTTAATTATCCTTTCTTTTTTAAACCTATACAGGATGGTATGGATAGACCTAAAACTGAGCTTGCTTTTCGTGTTCCTGCTAGTAAGATTACTAAAAAGAACATGTATAATACAGAGGATGATGAGTTAGATGGGTTAGATACTACTATAGATTGGAAAAATACTGACGACAACTCCTATGATGGAGAGAAATTATTATTACTAGTCCATGATGAAAGTGGTAAGTGGTTAAAACCAAATAATATATTAAACAATTGGAGGGTTACTAAAACATGCCTTAGATTAGGTAGTAGAATTATAGGTAAGTGTATGATGGGCTCTACATCTAACGCATTAGATAAGGGTGGTGATAATTTTAAGAAGTTATATGAAAACTCTAATCCTTTTGAACGAAATGCTAATGGACAAACAAAGTCAGGTTTATATTCTTTGTTTATTCCTATGGAGTGGAATTTTGAGGGATATATAGATGAGTTTGGAATGCCAGTGTTCTATACTCCAGACAAACCAATTAAAGGAGTAGATGGGGCGTGGATAAATACAGGTGTTATTGATTATTGGCAGAATGAGGTAGATTCATTAAAATCAGATGCTGATGCACTAAATGAATTTTATCGTCAGTTTCCTAGAACAGAATCTCACGCATTTAGGGATGAGAGTAAGTCATCTATATTTAATCTAACTAAAATATATCAGCAGATAGATTATAACGATTCATTAATAAAGGATAGGTATTTAACACGTGGAAGTTTTCACTGGAAGGACGGTATTAAAGATACTAAGGTGGTATGGACACCTAACAGAAATGGTAGGTTCTTAGTTTCGTGGATACCAGAAGAGAGATTACGAAATAATGTGTTTAAGAAAAATGGGAAGTATCACCCAGGAAATGAGTACCTAGGTTCTTTTGGTTGTGACCCCTATGATATATCAGGAACGGTAGTTGGTAAGGGTTCTAATGGTTCGTTACATGGGATGACTAAATTCAACATGGACAACTGCCCATCAAATGAGTTTTTTTTAGAGTACATAGCTAGACCCCAAACCGCAGAGATATTCTTTGAGGAGGTATTAATGGCGTGTGTATTTTATGGGATGCCTGCCTTAATAGAGAACAACAAGGCTAGGATATTATATCACTTTAAAAATAGAGGATATAGGAAGTTTTGCATGAATAGACCAGATAAGACCTATAATAAGCTTTCTAAGACAGAAAGAGAGCTCGGAGGTATGCCTAACTCATCTGAGGATATAAAACAAGCTCACGCCTCAGCTATTGAGTCGTATATAGAGAAGCATGTAGGTTTTGATATAGAAGGAACGTATCGGGATTCTGAGGAGATAGGTTCTATGTTTTTTAATAAAACATTGATAGATTGGGCTAAGTTTGACATCAATAATAGGACCAAACATGATGCCTCTATTAGCTCAGGACTTGCAATTATGGCAAATCAGAAGCATATTTACACTCCAACTAAGGAAGAGTCAAAAATATCTGTTATCTTTGCAAGATATAGTAACAAAGGAAATATAAGCCAAATCATTAAATAAATGAAGGAATCTACCATATTAGTAAATCCTACGAATTTTCCAAATCAATTAGCTACTGATGCTCAGAAGGCATCGGATGAGTATGGATTACAGGTAGGTCAAGCAATACAGTATGAATGGTTTAAGAGGTCAGGTAATAGTTGTAGATATTATAACCAATGGGTTGACTTTCATAAACTACGATTATACGCAAGAGGAGAACAATCAGTAGCAAAATATAAGAGTGAGTTAGCCGTAGATGGTGACTTATCTTATTTAAACCTAGATTGGACCCCCGTTCCTATTATACCAAAGTTTGTGGATATAGTAGTAAATGGGATGTCTGATAGGTTGTTTACTGTGCAGGCGTATGCTCAGGATGCGATGGCGGCTGATAATAGGAAGTCATACCAAAATATGATAGAGGCAGATATGGTGGCTAAAGATTTCTTACTACAAAGTAAGGAACAGTTTGGTATAGACGCATTTAATACACACGCAGAGGACTTACCAGCGGATGACCAAGAACTTCAACTTCACATGCAACTTAACTATAAACCTGGGATAGAGATTGCAGAAGAGGAGGCAATTAATACTATTCTAGAGGAAAACCACTACTATGATATTAGAAAACGAGTGGATTATGATATTACCACTATTGGTATGGGATGGGTTAAGCATGAGTTTTTACCAAACGCAGGTATTAAAGTAAACTATGTGGACCCAGCTACTTTAGTGCATAGCTATACAGAGGACCCATATTATAGTGATTGCTTTTATTTTGGTGAGGTTAAACAAATTCCAATTACAGAACTTATTAAGATAAAACCAGATATTACTAAGGAAGAGTTACAAGAAATTTCTGATACTAGTTCTGGGTGGTATAATTACTATGGGGTAACTAGACAATACCGAAATGATATATTTCAAAAAGATGTTGTTACCTTACTGTATTTTAATTATAAAACAGATAAGAAATTTGTTTACAAGAAAAAATATTTAGAGAACGGTGGTGAAAGGGTTGTTAGAAAAGATGAGAACTTTAATCCACCTGAAGGAACAGAGGAAAGATTCGAGAGAATAGAGAAAAGAATTGATGTGTGGTATGAGGGAATATTAATACTAGGCAGTAACACCCTACTTAAGTGGGAGCTTTCTAAGAATATGGTTAGACCTAAATCTGCCTCTCAGTATGCTTTACCTAATTATATAGGGGTTGCACCACGAATGTATAAAGGGGTGGTAGAGTCATTAGTTAGGAGAATGACCACTTTTGCTGATTTAATTCAGATGACACATCTTAAATTACAACAAGTAATTGCTAAGGTAGTTCCTGATGGTGTGTATATAGATGCGGATGGGATAAATGAGGTGGACCTTGGAACAGGTGCGGCTTATAACCCAGAGGATGCATTAAAGATGTACTTCCAGACAGGTAGTGTTATTGGTAGAAGTTTTACACAGGATGGTGAATTTAACCACGGTAAAATTCCTATTCAGGAGTTAAATTCTAACAGTGGACAAGCTAAGATGGCTAGTTTAATCAGTACCTATAATCATTACTTAAATATGATTAGAGATGTGACGGGATTAAATGAGGCTAGGGATGGTTCTACACCAGACCCTAATGCATTAGTTGGTGTACAAAAATTAGCGGCATTAAATTCAAACACAGCTACCAGACATATTCTACAGGGTAGTTTATTTATTACTAGAAAATTAGCGGAAGCATTATCAGTAAGGGTAGCTGATGTATTAGAGTATTCTGACTTTAGGGAAGAATTTGCGAATCAAATTGGAAAATATAATATAAATATTTTAGAGGACATAAATAATTTATATCTCCATGATTTTGGAATATTTATTGAGGTTTCTCCAGATGAGGAACAAAAAGCTCAACTTGAGGCTAATATACAGATGGCACTTAGTAGGGACCAAATTACGCTTGAAGATGCTATTGATATTCGTCAGATTAAGAATATTAAGATGGCAAATGAGCTTCTTAAGGTTAAAAGAAAAAATAAAGAAAAGCAAGACGTTGATAGAGAGAATGAGAAAATGCAGATGCAATCGCAAATAAATATGCAGTCTCAACAAGCGGCAGCTCAATCAGCGATGCAGCAATCACAAGCGGAGATGCAGTCTAAGATTCAGATTAAGCAGGCTGAGATAGCATTTGAGATTGAGAAGATGAATGCAGAGGCTCAACTTAAGAAAGAATTAATGCAGGTAGAGTTTAATATGCAGATGCAGATTAAAGGACAAGAAGCAGAGGCGTTAAAAACTAGAGAGAATGAGAGAGAGAAAGGTAAGTCTGAAAGGATTAGTCAGCAGTCTACTCAAACATCAAAATTAATTAATCAAAAGAAAAATGACCTACCACCAATAGATTTTGAATCTAATGAGGATAGTTTAGATGGTTTTGATTTAGCTGAATTTGAGCCTAGATAAATATAAAAAAGTTTATTACCTTTGTAATCAGAGAATTAAATTAAAATAAAATAAAATATAATGGACGGATTTAAAGTAAAAGAGGTTAGTGCGGAACCTGAAAAGTCAAAACAGCAGATAGAGGCTGAGCTTTTAGAAAAACACGAGCAACAGTTTGAGGATGCAGATGCACCTAAAACAGAAGAGAAAGTAGTTGTAGAGGAGCCAGTAAGTGAGAAAGAAGAAGTAACTACCGAGCCAACAGAAGAGGTTGAGCAAAAAGAATTACAAGATACTGACGTTCTTTCATATATAAAGAATAGGTATAAGGATAAAGAAATTAACTCTATTGATGAGTTGTTTGAGCAGAGAGAAAGTAACGAGGAGCTTCCAGAGGATGTTTCTACTTTCTTAAAGTTTAAAAAAGAAACTGGAAGAGGAATCAATGACTTTGTTAAGTTAAATAAAGATTTTGATAAAGCTAACCCAGATAGCCTCTTGGCTGATTATTGGTCTGAAACCAAAAAACATCTAGATGACGATGATATTGCATTTGAGCTAGAGCAAAAGTTTGGTTATGATGAAGAAATAGATGATGAAGCGGAGATTAGAAAGATTAAGATTGCCAAGAAAGAAGAGCTTGTAAAAGCAAAGGAGTATTTTAACAAACAGAAGGAGCAGTACAAATTGCCACTTGAGTCAAGTAGTGATTTTGTTCCAGAGGGTGAGAGAGAAAACTACAATGCTTACAAGAAATATGCTGAAGAATCTAAAGATTTGCAGCAGCAAAGTTTAAAAAGACAGGAGTACTTTTTAGATAAGACTAACCAACTATTCTCTGATGAGTTCAAAGGTTTTGAATTTAAAATAGGAGATAGGCAGTTAACTTATAAGCCTGGTAATCCAGAGCAACTAAAAAAAGCTCAGTCTAATGTTACTAACTTTATTAGCAGTCATGTTAATGAGGACGGTTACTTAAAGGATGCTAATGCGTATCACAGAGCTCTATCCGTAGCGATGAACCCTGAGGCTTTTGCGAAGTATTTTTACGAGCAAGGTCAAGCAGATGCAATAGGTGATGTAACTAGGGAGTCTAAAAATGTAGACATGCCAGTTAGAAAAGCATCAGAGAGTGTATCTAAGGGAGGGTATAAAGTTACTGCTGTGGGTGAAGAAAGAGGTTCGGGAAGGCTACGAATAAAAAGTAAAAAAAAATAACTATTAAAAACTAAAAAAAATGGCAGGAGCTATAACAGGTGCAGCTGGACAACCAGCGTTAACACCATCGTCAAGTAAATCAACGTTACCTAGTAATTATATTAATAACTTTGATTTTTTAAGTCAATATCTACCAGATACTTACGAAAGAGAATTTGAGAGATATGGCAACAGGTCTATCAACGCTTTTTTAAGAATGGTAGGGGCAGAAATGCCAACAAACTCTGACCTTATTAAATGGGAAGAGCAAGGAAGATTACATACAAAATATGAAGGATGTACAACAACGCAAGCTGATGGAGCTACAGCATCTACTGCTGTTCCTTACATCACTGCTGGTGCAGTAGCGTGTAACTTTAGAGTAGGACAAACTCTTTTATTATCATTAGAGGGTGCAGGAGCTACCGTATCAAATAAAGCTATTGTAACAGCTGTAGGTGCTGACACTGTAGCTGGTACAGTAGATGCTTTTGAAGTAGCATACTATGAAGCAGCTCAAGCAGTTGGATTCAATGCTGGTACAATTACAGCTTTTGTATATGGTTCAGAATTTAGAAAAGGTTCAGCTGGAATGGTTGGTTCTTTAGAGGCTGACCCTGTAATCTTTGACAACAAACCAATTATCATAAAAGACAAGTACGTTGTTGCTGGTTCTGATATGGCTCAAATTGGTTGGGTTGAAGTAACATCAGAGAATGGTGCTGATGGATACCTTTGGTATATTAAGTCTGAGCACGAGACTCGTTTAAGATATGATGATTACTTAGAGATGTCTATGGTAGAAGGTGTTCCAGCTGCGGCAGGTTCTGGTGCGTTAGCAAATCTTTCTCCAGCTCCAGGTGCTACAGATGCAGGTACAGATGGTATGTTCTACACTATAGAAAATAGAGGAAATGTTTGGTCTGGTGGTAATCCAACAGCGTTAGCTGATTTTGATGCTATCATCCAGAGATTAGACAAGCAAGGTGCAATTCAAGAGAATGTTCTTTTTGTTAACAGACAAATGGGATTTGATATTGATGACATGTTAGCGGCTCAAAACTCTTACGGTGCAGGTGGTACTTCTTACGGATTGTTTGACAATGACGAAGAAATGGCACTTAACCTTGGATTCTCAGGATTCAAAATTC